CCGCAACCCCGCTGCGACAAACTGTGACGCCACACGCCGCAGAGAGAGCCATGAAACTGCCATTCGTCGGAGGCCCGTTTGACGGCGAGGAACGCGAGGTCAGTGCGGCCAGCGTCCACCTCGTCCCCGACTCGCAGGACGTTGCCCACTACGTCCGAGAGGATGGCACGGTCGGCACCTTGTTCGGTGAACACCGATACGAACGGAAGTATTACGCCATCGGCAGTCGGGTGGCGGAATGGTTCCAGCACGTTGGCTACCGGAAGCCGGAACGACGCTCTTGAAATCAGAGAGGGACGCGATGATTGACGAGATGGCCGAATCGACGCTGCCACCATTGTTGCTGCGAACGCTGGTTGCCCTTTGGCGTACACAGCCAACCGGGCTGAAGGCAAACCTGCGCTACTGAGCGAAGGGACGGTCGTGCCCTTCTGTGCCGCTCGATGCCATGCGTGACCACGGATAGACGGCGTGGATTTCACCCGTATCATCCCGCCATCCAACAAGGAGGCGAAGATGCCAGATGACGAAGACGATGGCCTGGACGGCGACAATTCAAAGACCTGTGAGCGGTGCCGTTTCTTCCGCGAGCTCGAAATCGGCAAGGGCGGCGAATGCAGGAAGTATGCCCCGCAGCCGACACGGATGCGGCACGGCCCGCGACGCCAGCCTGACGATCACTACCGACCAGAGTGGCCGGAAGTCTTTGTCTTTGATTGGTGCGGCGATTTTGAGGCTGCCCGAGAAAGCTGGTCTGACGATTAGCAACGACTGAAGTGCGCTACAGCGGCGAGAGACGGCCGCGCCGGGGCTGCAAGCCTCCCGCCTGCCCGCCCTACGCTTTGGGTAGCAGGCCGCGTTGCTGGCTAGACCAGTGCCACCACTAGGAGCTCTCCCATGTCAGAGATCAAGATTCGCCGACGCTCGCGTGACGTGAGCATCACCCTCACGACTGCCACCGCAGCCGCGAACACTATTCGCATCGAGGACTTCGCCGGGGCGGTGCTCGAGATGGGCACCGTCAGCACGAACGCCAGCACGCTCCAGATGTGGGGAGCCTCGACCGACACCGGCCCGTATCGCCGCCTCTACAAGAGCGACGGCAGCGTAGCCGACCTCACTCTCGCACCATCGACGGCAGATGGTCGCATGTACGCTCTGCCTGACGAGATCTTCGCAGTGCCGTTCCTCCGCGTCGTGTCGGCCACGACGAACTCGACCGGGACTGCGGCGATCGTGAGCCTCAAGAGTTAGAGATGCCACAGCGGATCGAGATGTGGAAGCCGCCCCGCGGCACCGCGAAGATCCGCCGGCTGGAGACCAGGCCGAACGCTGCCGCTCGTGGCTACTGCTCGGCTCGCCACAAGGCATGGCGGCAGGCAGTTCTTGAGCGGGACGGGTACATCTGCCGCGACTGCTCGCGCGTGTGTGGGTCGAAGGGCGAAGCCCACGCGGATCACATCGTGCCGGTCAAGGTTCGGCCCGACTTGCGGTATGTGCTAGAGAATGGGGCGTGTCGTTGCGCCTCGTGTCATCAGAAGAAGACGAACGCCGAGTCTCGATCCGGTTAAATCGCGTGCGGCTGCACAAAAACGCGGCACGACCGGGTAGGGGGTGGGCAGCCTAGGGTGCCAACGAGCAAAACCAGTAGTAATGGGGGGCACGCGCGTTGCGGAATAGCCCTTCCGTTTTTCCTGCCTCAAAAACAAGCATGGCGACCCGCGGGCGAAAGCCGAAACCGACACCGCTGAAAATCCTCGACGGCACGCAACGCGGCGCGCCGAAGCGCGAACCGTCCGCGCCGGCCGGTGCACCGCCGCTGCCGGATCGCCTGAACGTCGAACCGCTCGCGGTCGCGAAGTGGAATGAGCTCGTTCCGATTTTGCTTTCGATGAATGTGCTCACGACAGGAGACGGCGAAGCCCTCGCGACTTTATGCGAGGTGTACGCTGCGGCCCAGGCGTGCCTCCTCGAGTTGCGGGCCAGCGGCCCGACGATCAAGACCGATTTGGGCGGCGTGAAACCGAACCCGGCCGGCTCTCTCTACAAAGGGCTCGTGAGCCTGCAATCGTCGCTGATGACTGAGTTCGGGCTAACGCCTTCCTCTAGGGTGCGACTTGGCACGAAGCAAGATCAGCCGAAAGACGAGTTGGCAGATTTCTTCGCCCGCCATCAAGGCGGCTGAAAAATCGGGCGTGCTCCCGAGGATCACCGAGGCGAAAGCCGAGACGGTCTTCGACTTCTTCCAGAGCATCCTCCGCCACAGCAAGGGACAGACCGCGGGGCAATCATTCACACTGCTCCCGTGGCAGAAGCACGTACTCGGCAACCTGTTCGGACGAGTTCGCGGCAACACGCGGCAGTATCGCGTGGGGTACATCGAATTGCCCAAAAAGCAGGGCAAAAGTACAACCCTCGCCGGCGTCGCCCTCTACGGCTTGGTTGCCGACCACGAGCCGGGTGCGGAGATCTACGGTGCCGCGTGCGACCGTGAGCAAGCCGGCATCATCTACCGCGAGGCGGCGTCGATGGTCCGCTCGTCGCCAGCCCTGTCTCGCGTGCTCGAGGTGGTGGACTCTCGGAAGACGATCATCCACCGGGCGAGCAACTCGTTCTATAGGGTGCTCTCGGCTGACGCATTCCGGGCCGAAGGTCTGAATATCCACATGCTCCTCTTCGACGAGCTCCATGCACAAAGGGACCGCCGCCTCTGGGCTTTCGCCCCTGGCTGATGAGGCCGGGGGCGAAGGCCCAGGCAAAACAAGAGACGCATTAAGGTACGGTGGAGCAGCCAGACGGCAGCCGCTCATCCTGTCGATCACGACGGCGGGCTACGATCGCCGGTCGATCTGTTGGGAGCAGCACGCCTACGCGGAGAAGTGCATCGCCGATCCGGCGTTCGACCCGTCGTTCTTCGGGTGCATCTACGCGGCCCCGCCCGACTGTGCCGCCGATGACAGTTGGAAGGAGCCGAAAGTGTGGCGGATGGCGAACCCTTCGCTCGGGGAGACGATCACTGAGGAGTCGTTCGCCGCGGACGCCCGCGAGGCGGAGCAATCACCGACGAAGCTCAATTCATTTTTGCGATACCGGCTCAATGTCTGGACGACGCAGGACACGAGGTTCTTCAAGCCGGATTCGTGGGCCGCGTGTGGGCAGCCGCTCCGCGAGTTCGGAGATCGCCCGGTGTATGCCGGTCTCGATCTTGCGAGCACGTATGACCTCACCGCCCTAGTGCTCGTGTGCCCAGACCCGAGCGACAACTCAATCGACGTGCTGCCGTTCTTCTGGATTCCCGAGGCGAACGCCGCGGAGCGATCCCAGCGGGATAAGGTGGACTACCTCGGGTGGATTCGCGACGGGCACATTCGTGTGACCGAAGGGAACGTCACCGACTACACCGTTTTGCACCGTGACATCCTGCAAATCTGCGAGCAGTACCGGGTGCGGCGGCTGGCCGTGGATATGAAGTTCAACGGGCAGATGCTCGCGAATATGCTGCAAGGGGACGGGGTGGACGTGGTTGGATATCCACAAGGCGGCCGCGCTATGAGCGCGCCGCTGAAGACCCTCGAAAACCTTGTGCTGTCGGGTCGCGTGCGGCACGCGGGGCAGCCGGTGTTTTCGTGGAACGCGTCGAACTGTGCGGTGGCTGAAGACAGGCACGGCAACATCTACCCGAGCAAGGCGAAGAGCACCGAACGAATCGACGGCATTGTGGCGTGTTGCGAAGGCATCGCCGCATGGATGGCTGCCGAGCAACAGCCCAGCGGCACCCCCGAGATCTTCTTCCTATGATCGCCTCGAACTCCCAGCACCGTATCCTCTGGCTCCCAGGCGAGGAGCGTATGTGGGACGAGGACGCCGGTTCGCGTTCCGCCGCTGGCGTGCGGATCGACTCAAACAACGCTCACCAAGTCGCCGCCGTGTTCTCCTGCCTCCGCGTGATCGCAGAGACCGTCGCGGCCCTCCCGCTCCACGTGCTCGAGCGGACGCCGGGCGGCGGGAAGCGGATCGCCCGCGAGCTGCCGCTGTACCGTCAACTGCATGCGCAGCCGAACGGCTGGCAGACGAGCTTCGAGTGGCGTGAGCAAGCGGTGTTCCACGTTGGGCTCTGGGGCGACGCGTTCTCCGAACTGAAGGCCGGGCAGATCGTGCCGCTCCATCCGAGTCGCATGAAGATCGAGCGCGTCGAGAACGGAGCGATCCGCTACCGCTACCGCGAGGACAAGGGCAGCGAGGCGATCTACTCAAACGATCAGATCCTCCAGATTCGCGGCCCGTCAGATGACGGCTTGAACGGGATGCGGATCGTCGAGGAGTGCAAGGAAGCGATCGCGTTGGCGAGAGCGTGCGAA